CCATACAGAGATATACAAGACACTGAAGTAAGTCAAGGTAGTACTAGTACTCCAAACGCTACAACCCCTGTAACTAGTCACACTAAAATTACAAGGATAACCACGCAGTCTCACGACTTAGCTGCTTCAGATACTGTAGAGTTTGTCTTTAATAACGACATGATTCATGTTAACTCTCACGTTTTAGCTTACATCATTAACTCTAGTGGTACTGTAGCTGATAACGCTATGGTTAACGTTATGGTTACAGACGTAGCAAACGGTTCCTGTAAGATACGTCTTGGGACTAACGCTACAAATATAGACGCCCAAACTTTTGAGGTTCAAGTCATGGTGGACCCACATATTAACTCAAACGACCACTGGGCTTTAGACGGTACAAACATTAACGAGTCTTATGTTCGTTATGCTGGAACTCAACCAGGGTTTAGTTCTCACACAGAAGGAGGGGATAATGACCAAATTATACTTCACCCTAAAATAAGTAATCAAGGTACCGACACAGACTTAAATAACGTATCCCCATGGAGGAATGTAAATTTCACCTCTCAATACCAGCCAGAGATTAACGTTGCTGTATCTACTTATTCAAACATTACAAATATGTCTATATGGGCTGGAATGAAAGCTACAGACGTTGGGGATTACGCTACAGACACTGACCAAGCATATTTCTTATACGCTACAGATGATGATATGGGTGCTTTAACCACTAACGGTAATTGGCATTTTGTATATAGCATAGGTGGGGTTGATTACATAACGGATTTAGGGGTTACAGTAGTGGCTAGTACAGTATATAGATTAAAATTAGCCTTTGATGAGAATAGACAGATTTCTGTATATATTAATAACATTAGGTACGGACTAACTTCAGCAACAACTGCTGGAGGGGTTACACAGTCTATCCCTACAACTAAGTCTTTAGCTATGACTTCAGGGTCTGCTATAGTCCCTGTTGTAGGAATGCAAGCATTGGCTGCAGAGGTAAAATACATTTACTGCCACTTTATAAAAGCCTCAAGGACGTTAGCGTAGTATAAATTAAATTAAATTAAGATGGATTCAATTAACCCTATTATAAGAAAGATTACGATAGGGGACTTAAAACAGGGTTTGACTTACCAGGTAGGTCAACGAATGTTAGGTGGTTCCTTAAAGATAACAGCAATCATACAAGACGAAGCAGCTTGGTATAAGCACCAGCAGGTAGTCTACGATGTATACATAAAGAAAGAAGCGGAGGAGTTTTCTAGACCTTGGAAAAGGTTCTTCTCCCAGCCAACGGCTATAGAGTACAACACAGAAGTCCACGACGACTACGAAGTAAAGTAAAAGAAAAAAAAGATGAAGCCAATTAAAGACAACTACTGGATAGAAGTAGAGAAAGAGACAGAGGATACTATAAACCTAAACGGAGTTAAGATGTATAGAGATACTTCTTATGACCCTATGAAGTTAGCTCGGCAGTATGGTACGGTGTATAAGACACCAACTATAGATACTGAAGAGGTAGATATTAGGGAGGGGGATAAGGTATGGTTCCACCATTTCGTAGCCACAGAACCTAATAAGGTTGACTACGCAGATAGGGAGAATATATACCAAGCCACCTCAAGGCAGGTTTACTTAATCAAACGGGAGGGAAATTATATCCCTGTAGGTTATTGGAATTTTATAGAGCAGGAAGTGCTATCGAGTGACGTTACTACTTCTGGTATAATAATGAGCTACAAAGAAGAGGACAATGAGCTCCATGGATTTGTATCTATACCTAGTGCTGGATTAATAGAGGATGGAGTATCTGTTGGAGATAAGGTTTTATTTAGTGAGAACTCTGAGTACGATATGAATATAGACGGAAAGGATTTACTTAGAATGAGGGACTTTGATATACTAGCTTCTTATGGACAGTAATAAAGATTACGCCATGGAAACCTTAGAGCGTTTAATCAACGCTAGCAAGGAGGCTATAAACCAACTTATAGAGGAGATTGAAAAACCTCTTATAGAGGAAGATGACTCTAAAAGGAGGCAGGCTATAAAAGCTAAGAAAGAATGTTTCATAGACTGTCAAGATATGCTTATGGGTATTAAGAACCTAGAAGAGAGAATAAAAGAGGGCGAGGCCCTTGTTGAAGATAAGAAAGATTTTAAAGGTTCCTTTGCTGAGAAGTATGCCAAAAAAAACTAAAATATATTTAGACCCTAATAGTAAGGGGGAAGAGCTTAATTTTCATGGACTTATAATAGTCCTACCAGAAAAACCTAAGCTTAAGAAGGATGTCCTATATCATAACCTAACAAAGAAAAAACAAAAATGGGTTAGAGAGGACATCCCTAAATCCCTTAATAGGGATACTGCGTCTAACTACGTCGATTATATAGACGAAGAATTTAGACGAAGACAGGACGGATTATGGTTCTACAACAACGGAATCCCTACCTACATAACTGGTAGCCACTATATGTTTATTCAGTGGGCTAAGATTGACGTTGGGTATCCTGATTACAGAGATGCTAATAGGACTTTCTTTTTATTTTGGGAAGCTTGCAAAGTGGATAAGAACTCTTACGGAATGTGCTTCCTTAAGAACCGTCGTAGTGGGTTCTCATATATGGCTAGCTCTGAGTCTGTTAACTTATCAACACAGACTTACGAGAGTAGGTTTGGTATTTTATCAAAAACTGGAGCTGATGCTAAGACTATGTTTACGGATAAGGTGGTTCGTATATACAGAAACTACCCCTTCTTTTTTCAACCTATCCAGGATGGTTCTAGTAATCCTAGGGTAGAATTAGCCTTCAGGGAACCAGCAAAGAAAATAACAAAGAATCAAAAACACATAGAAGATTCTGAGGCCTTAAATTCTAGTATTGACTGGAAGAATACGGGTGACAACAGCTACGATGGTGAGAAGTTAAAACTACTTGTACATGATGAGGCTGGAAAGTGGAGTGGTCAAAATTCTATAAAGAAGAACTGGGGTGTTACCAGAACCTGTCTATTACTTGGTCGTAAGATTGTAGGTAAGTGTATGATGGGTTCTACAGCGAATAAGCTGCAGGATGGTGGGGCTGAGTTCAAGGACTTGTTCTACGCTTCAGATGTGGAAGATAAAGATTTAAACGGTAGAACTAAGAGTGGTTTATATAAGCTATTCATTCCTGCTGACGACAACTTAGAAGGTTTTATTGACGAGTATGGGTTTAGTGTTAAAGAAACCCCAACAAAGGCTATAATGGGTGTTGATGAGGAACTTATTGATGTTGGTTCTAAGGATTACATACAGAACAGGAGAGACGCTTTAAAGAACGATACCTCTTCTTTATCTGAATTTAAACGACAATTTCCCTTTACAATAGAGGAAGCCTTTCGTAATGATTCTCAAAGTTGTATATTTGACGTCGAAAGAATCTATCAACAAATAGATTACAACGAGGTAAACGAGGTACAGACAACGAAAGGAGAGTTTGTATGGAAGGGTGGAGTACAGGACGGAGAAGTGATTTGGCTACCTCATAGACATGGTAAGTGGCTGATTAGCTGGATACCAGAAGAGGGGCAGCGTAATGTCATTTCTAGTAAGTCTGGTAGGAAATTCCCAGGAATGTCAAGTCAGCTGGTGGCAGGGTGTGACCCTTATGACCACGACACTACTACTGATGGTAGGAGGTCTGATGCTGCGGCACACGTCTTCCATAAGTATAGTATGAATAGTGACGCTTCTATGCAGTTCGTTTGTGAGTATATTAATAGACCACCTAAATCGGAAATATTCTACGAGGATATGATAAAGATGTGTGTGTTCTACGGTTGTCAGATATTGGTGGAAAACAATAAGGTAGGAATCCTTAAGTATTTCGAGAACAGAGGGTACTACGAGTACTTGATGGACAGGCCAGATATGACTCATACTGAATGGAGTAGGGGTAAGCAGAAGACTAAGGGTATACCTGGTTCTGGAGCTGCCGTTATAAACGCTCAAGCAGAAGCGATAGCTACATACGTGTACGACCACGTTGGAATGAATTCAGATACTGGCGAGATGGGGAGGTGTTACTTCAACGTATTGCTAGATGACTGGAGTAGGTTTGAGATAGATAATAGAACTAAGTACGATGCTAGTATATCTTCATCTTTGGCTTTATTAGCTTCTCAGAAGTATATAAAACCTAAAAAAGATATTGCCAAAACAGCACCCTTCGTAAAGAAGTATAGTAATAAAGGAATGTTTAGTAAGCAAATTAACAGATAATGAACAACAACAACGGAAAAGAAATTAACGGCTACCCTTCCCCTTTAGCCTCTAACGAAGATAAGGCAAACCCTACTTACGGTTTAAGATATTTTAAGGAGATGTACAGAGAGTGGGATAGTAACGGAACAACCTCTTATCAAAACAAGAAGGACCGATACACCCGTAATAGAAAGTACGCTGAAGGAAATCAGGATATAGGTAAATATAAAGACCTACTAGACGTAAACGGAGATTCTTCTTATCTTAATATAGACTGGACTCCTGTATCTATCATACCTAAATTTGTTGACGTTATAGTTAACGGGATGGTTAATCAGGAATACGAGACTAAGGCTGAGGCTACAGACCCTGTGGCTGCCAACAAAAGACTTGAGAAGAAGAAGTCTTTATATGGTAATATGTTATCTAAAAACTTCATAGAAGGATTAGAGGACAAGACAGGACTTAGTTTAGCGCCTAAAGGTTTCGTTGCTGATAGCTCTGAGGAAATAGATATGTTTATGGCCTTAAACTATAAGCAGAACGTAGAGATAGCATTAGAGAAAAGTATAGACTATACCTTAGATATAAATGACTATAGTGAGGTTAAGAGGTTAATGATTAGGGATTTAGTTGTCCTTGGTTTAGGTGCTGCTAAGACTAGTATCTCTCCTAGTGAGGGAATAAAAATTAGACACGTAGACCCCGCTAACTTAATAACCTCATTCTCTGCTAAGCCAGACTTTAAAAATATTAGTCACGCTGGTGAGATTTATTCTATTACTATAGCTGACCTTAAGCAACAGGCTGGGGAAGAGCTTAGTGAGGAAGACTACGCTAAGATAGCTAACGAGTACGCTGGGAAGAATAACAACCCATCATCTTATAGTTCTTCTATATATTATGAAGATGGTTCTGCTTCTTACGAGTACGACAAATTTAGCATTAGTATACTAGATGCTGAGTTTATGACTAGTCATTCTCTGAATTACGAGAAGAAAGGCAACCAGCATGGAGGTTTCTCTGTAAATAAAAAGAAAGAAAATTATAAAACCCCTAAAAAATCTAAGTACAAAAGAGAGGATGTATCCTCTAGTGTTAAGGTTATTTACGCTGGTAAGTACATTCTAGATACTGACTACGTATTTAATTACGGACTGATGAAGGATATTCCTAGGGTTAAATCTAACTTATCAGAGACTAGGTTGTCTTATATAATATACCAACCTAATATATATAAAATGAACTCTCGTTCTATGGTTGATAGAATGGTTCCATTTGCTGACCAGATTCAGTTAGCTCACCTTAAGATACAGCATGTTTTAGCTAAAGCTAGACCAAAGGGTGCGGCATTCGAGATAGGAGCGTTAGAGAACGTTTCTAAGGGTGATG